CTTGAGGTACTTCCTCTACTGGAGGTTCTTCGATAGGAGGTTCTTCAGGAGTGGTTGCAGCTGCTGCCTGTTGATTCATCTGAGCGACCTGAGTTTTGGCCATCCTATCAAGGAAGTCCATTCTGTCCTTAGAAACCTTTCTACCACCTGTCCATTCTTTGGCTTTGGCAGCAGCAAACTCATCATCACTCACACCATCAGGTATCTGAGGGAGTGCAGTCTCTGGTTGTTGGGGTTCTTGCTTCTCTTTTTCTGGTTCTTTCTTCGCTTGAGCATCCTGTTGGAACTTGTCAAGAGACTTTGGATCTTTCTCAGCAACTTCTTTTGGGGGAATCTCTTTGAATTGAGAACCCTGTGCTCTATATCTTTTACCAGATCTTGGATCTAACCAAACACCACGAGCCTGGTATTCATAACCAAGCTCATTCGCTCTTTCAGAAGTTGTCGATTCTTGGAGAGACCTTACGTGTTTGAAGTATTTGAATACGTCTCTCGTCATTGATCAATCTTCCCAGCTATTCACAATCTCTTCAATACGATCTAGTTCTTCTTGAGAGAATACCGACTCTTGTTGGTTGTTGTTTCCAGCAACCATTCTCTTAACCCTCTCTTGTGCTCCTTGTTTAGCACCAGAGGCAGCACCTTCAAGACCAGCTTTGCCAACTACTTTAGCACCTTTACCAGCAACCTTAGCAGCAGCTCCAAGTCCCTTCATTGCCATACCACCAAGTTTAGCAGCTCCAGCGGCAACTGCTGGAATAGCGGCTGGAAGTGCTTCATTCACCACTTCCTCTTTCTTCATCTGTGCCTTACGGAACTGAAGATCAGTTCTAGCACCACTAGTCATTCTACCCTGTCCCTCAGGCTTCTTAGAACCACCAGCGGGGTTAGGACCAGTGCCTCTCATACTACGGGAACTGTATGAAGCACCACTACCCTTGGAGTCACCAGAGATCATCTTACCAGCATCAGAACGGGAATCCTGATACTGTTTCTCAGACTGACCGTGCTTGCCTTTGTAGATCTCATCTACTTGAGTTTCCTCTTTCTTCATCATCTTACCAACAGCTCTACCAATTCCTTTCTGTCTGTTGGCGAGTTTGTTGGTTTCTTTCTCATCATCAGCATCTGGTTCATACTGACGCTTCTCACTTTCACCATGGTCAAATGACCTACTAGCTGCATCACCAGCGGCCTTCTTTACATAAGAACCAAGAGTCTTTTTGGAGAGTTCAGTAACATACTCCTCCTTCTTCATCTTCTTACCCATTGCCTTACCAATGGCAGCTCTTCTCTTCTTAAGATAAGAGTCAGAAGAATCAACGTCACCGTCGTTATCAACGTCTGCGTCTTCCTGACCAACCTTGTCAAGTTTCTCAGAGATCATCTCGATCAAACCAGCCTTCACACACTCACGATCTTCGTGAATAATAGCTGCGTGAATCTTGGTGTTACCAGTTTCATGAGATACTCTGTTGTTCCACTTCTCAGTCAGAGGCTTCTGTTGACGATACTTGAGGAAGGCTTCCTCACAATTTCTCTCAGCCTTATCAGTGACAGTTTCAAATACCTTCTCAAAGGCTTCAGCGATACTTACAATCTTATTCTTCCTATCACCGATGATATTTTCTGAGGCTGCCTCAAGAATATCTCCTACAACACCATAAGCTCCATCAAGATCAAGACCATACTGGAACAGACCCTCAATAATCTCCTCACATACTTCAACCAAATCACCCTCAGTCATCTGACTCAGGTTCATCTTAGTGATTTGATCCTTAGAGTTATCCAGTTCTTCCTTAATAGTAGTATCGTGTACAGCGGCATATGCCTTGTACAGATCTCTCATATCTTGCATGGGTCTTGCCAAAACTATTATTAGTTATTTATATCTTCCAGAATTTCTTTCTCTTCTTGATAAGGAACCTCTTTTTCAGTTATCAGGTCCCACCCTTTTTGAAGTTCTGGGATTAACCAAGTATCCCAGTCCTTCATGCACTGTTGTCTGTTGAAGTCATTACTATTGCACATGTTGAACACAAGGATCAACATCTCAAAGAATCTAATTATATTCGATATGTTCACTTTGATTCCATAGTAATTGATGAGCCATGTCATCTCTCAACTGGTTGATTCTAACCTCATCGTATTGTTCAAAGTTTCCTCTCTTATCCACCTTCTTGTAATAATGCAGAGCATTGATGATGATGGTATAGTCTTCCATTGAGAGATTGAACTTCACAGCTTGACTCCCATAGTGACATTGACTTCTCTTGTGTACAAATGAAGATCACCCTCTTGGAGGTGTTTGAGAGTCCATCTAGTCATACGAATCACGCCATCTCTAGTGAGACCAGTTGAACCATAGTCAAACTCATAACCAGGAACGGTTTGAGTAGACCACAATCCAAAACGAGTCTCATAAACGAAGAAGGCCTCATCGATCAGAGTTTCGTTAAACCTCGGGGCTGGTGTTGTCATCTTTCTTCTTGTTGAATCCAAAGGGCAGTGGCTTATTCTTCTCTTCTTCTTCGTCTCTCATCTTGTGTGCCAGTTCACATACGGATGCCATAACACTCAGACAATCCTCTGTCTTAGAACCCTCAGGCATGTTTCTGAGGATAATATCAAAGAGGGGAAAGAACCTTTCAGAAGCCGCTTGAACCTCTTCTGGAGTAAGTGGATCTTTATTATTCATGATGATCCTCCAGATTTTGTTCGATGGCTCTATCTAATGCAATAATTGCACTACGGATAGCAATTGTCCTTTGTCCTGGAAACTCATAACTATCTTGTTTAGTATCTTGAAAGAGTTGATCTCTCACGATAGCAGCAGTATGAATGTTGATCTTGAGATCAATGTCTTTGTCGCAACTCACAGGTCACCCTCCTTTCTATTTTCTGAATAATGAACATCAAATTCGCCACCGGGATAACGAGACTTTAATTTGTCCACGTTCATCTCGATGATCTCATCGATAGATGTATCTAGTCCCATACAAGCTTGAGCAACATACCACATGATGTCACCCAACTCACGTTTGAGATGGAACAGATTCTCTTCTGTCACAGGTTTACCTTGGAAGACAATCTTCTTGACCACCTCGGTAAACTCACCTGCCTCTGCACACATACCTACAGATGCAGTAAGCAGTCGCTCGGAAGGAAATCCTTGACCTTCCAGTTCTTGAACACGATATACGAAAGCTTCGTGGTCTTTACTTTCTTTTGACGTAACGCCATTTACAAACTCAAGGTATGCTTCAGTATTTACTCTAGTCATGATATCCGGGGTCAAAGGTTTCTAAGTCACTTTCAGGGAGGATGTCTTGGTTCCATTCGGGATGTAACCACCACCCATCTTGAGGGTCGTCATTGACGGGTTCATAACCCACCTCAACAGCTTCAAGTTGGTATCTAGATGACACGTCAACAATCTCACCAGGTAAGGGAATGAAGGTATAGTAATGACCATCCCAACGATTGTTTCTCATGGCCATGAGATTGAGTGCATCTCTCTCTGCTCCACAGTCGGCAATCTTCTCACCTCTGGGATTATAAACTGTGTAGTAACCTCTCAAAACTTAAATCCCTCAAATGATTTTTTAGGTTTCTCTTCGTAATTATACTCCTCCTCGGTCTTGGACTCAAGGAGATCATTCTGTGCCGACTGTTCACAATCATACAATCTCATCTTGGCTCTGTCAATACCGACCACAAATCTCTTATAGTTGTTGACATCGTTGTATCTATTCTTTAGTTGTTTCACAAGTATTTGTCCAAGCCCCTCAAGCTCATCAGTCGAAATAAGGGCAAACATAAGATCAGCAGTAGCAGGGAGGCCAAAGGATTCACTAGTGTCAGTAAGCTCAACATCAGAGCTACCATAACCAGAACGAGTGGTCTGCGTGGCAGAAACGATAGGGACGTTTGCTTCAACAGCCAATCCTCTAAGTTCTTCAGCAATAGCCTTGATATATGAATATGAATTGACAGAGCCATTAGCGCGATACCTCTCGGAAGCACATATATTAAGGTAATCAACGAAAATAATATCAGGACGGAATGATTTCTTAAGAGCGAGCTCATTAAGAAGAGATTTGAAGTGTCCACAGTGTGCGGATGCAGTTGGGTATTCTTTAATGATCAATGTTCCCTGTGTTTTCTTGGCCAAGTTTTGAACCTTGGTTTCAAACATCGACTTCGGTAAGTCTGCTACCTCTTGTATATTAACATTGAGAAGGTTGGAGTCGATTCTTTCTGCGATCTTTTCTTCAGCCATCTCCATGGTAATGTACAGAACATTCTTACCTTGGAGAAGAGTAGATGAAGCAACATGACACATAAAGAGAGACTTACCAACACCAGTGCCAGCCAAACCGATATTGAGAGTTTTGTTAGGAAGACCACCTTTTGTAATCTTGTTGAAGTATTCCAGATCAAATTCAATTCTGGACTCTTTTCGATTGTAAAGTTCATACCTTAACTCATAGTCCTCCAGATAATCGTGACCAACATGATTGTCGAAACTAACAGCTAGAGCATCTGAGAGAATGGAAGGAATGGCATCTGTAGTCTTCTCTTTAGATTGACCATCCGCGATACCGATAGACTCAACCAATGCAAGATAAATGGCTCTCTCACGACACCACTTCTCTGTGGTATCTAGGAGCCAATCAAAATCTGCAGGTTCTTCATCAAGAGAGGAGATCAAGTGAGCGATCTTCTTAAACATATCCTCATTGATATCCTTTCTTTTCTCTACCTCAATAGAAAGAACTTCCTTAGTAGGTAGTTCGTTGTACTCGGTGACAAAGTTAGATATCTCCTGATATACGATCTTCTGGTTCTCATCCTCAAAGTATTCATCCTTGAGGAAAGGTATGGCTTTACGAAGATACTCCTCATTGTAAAGAAGACTTCTCAGAACCAGATACTCAATCTTATTCATAGTGAATGTATGTACTCAGGATATACTTCGTTGTTGTCGGGGAAAGACCCATGTGTGGGTATTCCCAAGTTGGAGGGAACACTAATACTCTACCACACTTTGGGTCAATTGTCAGGTCTTGTTCTGGAAAATATGTTGAACCGTCATTATCATTGAGATAGATTAGAAAGGCAAGAGCTCTCTTCGCAGATGCATGATCTACTACATCAACGTGTTCATCAAACCTCTCATCACTTCCACCTACATACCTCTTCAGTCTAAACTCCTCCAGAGCTCTCAACCTTGGTAGATACTTCTTACCAACCTCTACAGAGTACATACCATATGCTCTCTGAATGTATCCAACCAATTCCTTCACCAGGTCTGGATGGTGTTTGTTGATATTCAGTTGTGTGAAGCAGGGAGTGTGATTTTCATTGAAATACTGATGTTCCTCCTTTGATTCTTCAAATACCTCTATGAGTGCTTCACAAAGCTCCTTTGGTAGAAGTTCAAATACTTGAACCGTAGGAGAATTGTTCTTTCGCGATTTCATCTAACTGTTCTAGGATCTCCTGTGTAAAGTACTTTTCTGGATTCTTAAGAATCTCTTTTGCATATACCTTCTTACCGTCCATCTCATAACGACCAGCAGTATTCTTCCACATACCACCAAGTTCTCCTAATTCAAGGAGACCATAGTATTTGTCAAGACCACGTTCGTCATAGTATAGACGAACAGTTACTTCTTTATTTTCTTTACTAAGTCTTGACTTTGCTGTTTTAGCTTTGATAAGGTTTCCGACAACAGCCGTTCCATCCTTTTCTTTTTTCTTTGAGAGATAAATGATCGTAGAGGCGGCATACTTGAGGCCACTGCCGCCTCCCATTTCCTTAGTCGGGACATAAGATCCGATAACATCGTAAGTGTGGTTAGTAACAATCATTGGGATTTTAGCCTGTCCCAACTTCAGGGTCAACATTCTAAAGGCTCCTTTGACCAACTGTGACTTGGTCATGTCCCGAACCTGTTTATCATCTAGAGCATCACGAATCTCTTTCTCAGTAGACAACATACCAAGAGAATCCAACACAAACATACAGGGTTTACGATCTTCTTCAGATGTTTTCAAGTATATATCTACAGCCTGAAGTGCCTTCTGTCTGAACTGTTCTACGGTTACGACATTAACGACAACCACTCTGGAAAGGTCAATCCCACGACTTGCGAGTAGGTTCTTATTAACAGCGGCTTCAGTATCGAAATATAAGCAATACCCATCAGGATTAGTATCAAGAAAATTCTTGACGACTGCCAGACTGAAAAAAGTTTTTCCAGTACTAGACTCGCCAGCAATGGCAGTAATCTTATTCCCAGATACACCACCAAATATACTACCTGAAACAACTCCGTTAAAAATGAAAGAACCCGTGTCCACATAAGTCTCTGTCTCGTCGATGTCAGCTGCAAGTTGGGTGTATTCGTCTCCAATCTCTTTTACAATCTCTTTTAGAAAATCCATACTAATTCAATCTGATGTTCGTAGCTAGTCCAAGTCTCTCTAATATTATAATGTGTAACCAGGTAATATCAAGTTGATTTTCACCGAGACCATGTTTTGCTGATGAGGGGAAGGCATGATGATTATTGTGCCACCCTTCACCAAATGTTAAAAGTGCAACCCATAGAGAGTTTCTAGAGTTGTCTTTAGAATCATGAGGTTGTGTACCCCAAGTGTGTGCCGCAGAGTTAACTAGCCAGGTCACCTGATATACCACAGCTAGTCTAAGGAATATACCCCATAGTACAAAGGACCAACCACCCAATAGATATAAAACTAAACCAAGGGGAACTTGGAGAGCCAGGAAGTACTTATCCAACCACACATAATAAGGGTCCTTAGACAAATCCTTAGTGTAGTTTGGAATCACTTCCTCACCTGGACACTCAAAGAACATCCAGAGAATATGACTCCACCAGAATCCCTTATGGATATCATGAGGGTCTTTGTCAGTGTCAGAGTATTTGTGGTGTTGTCTATGTAGTCCAACCCATTGGATAGGTCCAAACTCGGCACTCAAAGATCCACAGGTCGCAAAGAACCTCTCTAACCATTGAGGAACTTTGAATGACCTGTGTGATAGAAGTCTATGGTAACCAAGTGTTACTCCTAGACACGCTGTTACCCAGTATAAAATCAAAAGAGATAGTACTGATCCTGTACTCCAGAACTGAGGTAACAATGCAATTAGTGCAAGTATGTGAACCACCACCATGAATATGATGGTATCCCACTTAAGGGGTTTATCCAAAAAATAACTCCAAGTTTACAACCTTTTCCACACTCCACTCCATAGCATCAAGGATGACCTTGACGGGTTCAAGGAAGGCTTTGTCAAACTGTAGTTCATAATCAATGTACTTGTCAAGTCCGAGTTCGTAGGGGAACTCACTGATAAAGGAGATCACATTCTCACGAATGGGATTTGCTTTCTTGAGATACACAAACTTGATCTTCTCACCATTACTGATCATCGAATACTTATTATCGAGACCTCGTTCTTTGATGTAATGGTTATAGAGGAGTGATCCTCTGACATGAATGGGACAACCCTTTCCGTAGATAGTGGCGTGGTTCTTATGCTTATTTACATCAGATACAGAACGGGGGAATGATACGTCCTCAGGGCCCATGTTGTAGAACTTCTTACGAGCCTCTTCAATATACTTGATCATCTCGTCTTCTGTCCCTTCCATCATCACCTTCAGGGCATCCTTAATCATGGTCCTACAGGGTGCAGGTGTGGAGGACTTGACAGCCTCGATACCCATGATCTTGAGTTTAGGGTCATCGTATCGAACACCCTCACTGTCCCACACATTCAGAATGTATCTCTTCTTGGCAGTCCAGATACCACGATCAGCAATGTTCTCTCTTTTCATCTGCATCTTCTGGTCGTATGCATTCACATAATCAGCCAGTTCGATGTAACACTTATCGATGTATGGTTCTAGTTGGTCTTGACATATCTTGTCAAGAAGATTGACAACCTGTTCCTTGTTATCCTTTTTCTTAGCCAGAAACTTATCTACAACAGGACCAAGATTAAGATAAACAGAATCAGTATCAACTGCAATAACATAGTCGGCATCGGTTTTGAGAAGTTCATTGAGGTATTTGTTCAGTCTGTTCTCAATCCACCTGATAGATGTTTGACCAGACAAGGTGATGGCTTCTGCATTTGCAAGTTTGAAGTATCTAAAGTATTGATTACCAACCGCACCATAAGCCGAGTTCAGACAGATCTTACGAACCATCTGGAAGTTGTTGAACTTTGCAACATCTTTGACTGTTTGTTCCTGGAGTTTGATAAGTTGTTTGTCGGATAGTTTTGAGTAGTCACTATCTGATACAACAATATCCTCTTCTGGGCCATCTCCGGCACCTCCAATAAGATAACCCATTACTTACAAACCTTCTCCGCGTACACTGTTCCTAACCGAGCCCCATAATACTCGAAACAACTTGAGTTGTCAACCACTTCCTTTACCTCACTACAACCAATCAACAATACACATAACAAAATGAGATACTTCACTGGTTCTCTCGATGTTTCCTCCACATCTCAGCCACCATATCAGTGGGTGGAACTTTTCTCTCATGCATATCAGGACACTTCCAAGCCAACCACTTGTCAATACCATCTTGAGTAGGTACTTTAATTCTCACCATCGTACCTTCTTCTTCAAACTCCCTGTTCATCTCTTCATAGATTTCAGGTGTAATCTCTTGTTCTTTCATTTCTTACTGACCACTTTGTAATCAGGATACTCTTCCTTCAGTTTATTTACAAACCTTGCATGAGCAGTGGGTGGATTAAGATTTCTTTGAAGGAAAATGATCTTGTCGTGGTGATCGTAACGAACAAGGCCACCATACTTCTTATCTCTGTTACTCATAGTAGACCTCTCTTTTTCATTTCAGCTTCGATATCAACAAGTTTCTGTTTACTCTTCAACATCTGACCTTTGAATGCCTTTCGTTCAGCGTACATCTTTTCCATCAGTTCAGGGAGGAAACCCTTCACATCTTTACGATACATTGCTCCATTGGCACACACTGCATAATCCTTATGCATCTCAAAGTTTACCGTCTCATCAAGGATTCGATCAACTGTAGCCGTTGGATGTTTTTCGTCGATGAGTGTTTCGGGTGAAATATTGTACTGCATGATAAGATGAGGATAAAGAGAATTGAGATCAAAACTGACCACCCAATCATAGACTCCAGGAGTTGGTTCCTTAACATAAGCACCTGCGAACTTAGAATCTTTGTCAGACCTGTCCATCTGAGGAACGACGATGTTTCGTTTCTTCAGATAATTATAGATTATAGTGTCCCATAGTCTAACTTGAAACATCGGGTCAACAA